CTTTTATCAACGCCCATTTTATCTAGCATCCAGAACATTAATCCCATTACTAATATAATACCTAGTGCCCAGAAAGCTCCTTTCATTGCTTGTGGCATTATAAGTTGAACCAAGGCGAATGAAATTGCCATGGCTAATATACCAAGTCCAAGTAACATCATTCCTGTTCCAAATTCCTTTAATCTTTTACCATCTAATATACCTAGTACATCAAGTAGTTTTAAAGTTATACCTATTATACCCAACATTATTGCAACACCAATTGCACCTTTTATTGCAGGTCCTATAAATAAAGATATTAATGCTAATGATCCTGCGAAAACTAAAAGAGCTAAACCTACCTTTTTAAGCTGTGCAAGTGCTTTTAGTTTCTTTTTGTCTAGAATTTTGGCAACTAACATTACCGCACCAACTGTCATAAAGAGTGCTATCGCTATTAAAGGCGATGCCATTGCTGTTATTATTAAAAGTGGAATTGAAAGTGCCATATACCCTGCGAATGCGAATATAGACTTACCGACCTCACCTAGTTTTGCTAAAGCGCCAGCAATGCCTTCCATTTGCTTAGCCTTTTTCTCACCGTCAGGTCCTAATTTGTTAAGTGCTTCTACTATGTAACCTAAACCTGTACCTATTGGTTTCAATGAAGGCGCCATGATTGCCATGGCCATAGCTTCTTTAATACTTGTCTTATTACCTCCACCACCGGATTTACCAGTAGCCATATCTTCTAATACAGTAACAAGAGCGTCTATTCTTGAATACAAATCTCCACCAACACTAACTGACGCTGCAGTTAATTTTGATGACTCATTGAGTTCTTCTATTGCTTTGCTTTGAGCGCCCATTCGATCAAAGGCACTTTTCATGAAATTTAAGTTCAAGTCTAGAGAAATATTTTTAAAGTATGAGACGTGCTGATCAATAGACCAGCACGCCGTCTCTCATACTATATATCTTTACAATTTCGGCATCTTAAAAGAAGGTGCTTTCATTGAAGGAACTTTGGGCATCTTAGGAGTAGATTGCGATCTCATAGATTGCGATTGTTTATCCTGTTGTTCTGATTGTTCCGATGTTTGTTTATTCTTAGCTTTAATGTACTCTTGCAGATTTTGAACATAATACCAATATTCGTAGTAATACATTTCTTCAATCTCCGAGGGTTGCATTCTAAGATGTATACCCAGGTAGAACTTTGTCTTAAAGTAATTCTGCAGAGAGATCTGAAATAATGAAAAGACTTTTGATGCCACCTGGGAAGTCAAGAGGGGCCGTTGCGATCTCTCCTTCGTGTTCCAGTTCAAGTGTTGTTTGTACACCTATTCTCATTTTTTCTGCCAATCTATAAACTATCATATACTTTCTGTCATCCCATCCTTTATAATCAACTTCTAATTGAAATATTTTAGGAAGAGATAATCCTCTCCAGTCAGATACAATATAAGGTAGAACTTGAATAAATGCTTTATCTAATTCTACTTCTTTTTCTTGCCTGTCTTGTAAATATGAAGTTACTTCTTCCATAACTCCAATTGTTGGTGGCTTCATTCTGATTTCACCAGCAGATCTAGTTTGAATAATATAAATTCTTTCAGCAGAATTATAATATTTTTCAATTTCTGGCTCAATTACAGTAGGTACTAAGTTTTTAGTTGCTAATTCAATATCAACTGTCTTTCTACCTTTTTTAGTTCTACCTTTAAGGATCAACTTGTTTTCTGGTTCTGGGAAAGTTAAATCTCTAATACTTAAAAGAAGTACAATTCTGTCTTCTTCTAAAATATCTTTATAAGATAATCTTCTATCGCCTGACATGATCTTTGCACATGATTCTACGATGGCATTTAACTTTTCTTCCATGTCGATATAGTTGTTATCGTCCATAGTAGAGAAATGTCTGATCTCTGCAGCTTTTGCAGATCTAATCTTAATGATTGTATCAGCAGGATAGAATTTACCCTTTGAAGGTAAATTATCTAGGTTTTCAACATGCCATCCTAATAAATCATCAGAAGGTGCAGCTTTCGGGGGAGTAAATGATCCCATACTAACTTTACCTAGTCCTTGATCGGCGATGACAGCTTCCATATTAGAAACATCTTCAGATGATTCTGGAAGTGCTGATCTGTTAATATCGTCTTTAGACTCTAAAGCCTTTTTAGCCGCTTGTTCTTTTTTGTTGTTTTCGTCACTCATATTATTTGTCTTTTAGGTTTTTCAGTGTTTGTTTTAATATTGATTTTTGATCGGGTGTTTTATTAGCGAGTTCTATTTGAATTAAATCTCTGATCCAGGCACTTATTGAGACTGGTCTGGTTTCTGTATCTAAAGCCTCGTTTAAAATAACCCGATTAACCTCTCGTACTTCTGCCTCTGTTAGAAGCACTTGGAGCTTTTTGGTTAACTTGTTGTTATTCATAATATCTTGTTATGTTAATAATATAATATATTTTCTGTGCAAAATAAAAGGAGAAGATACAGAAGCATCCTCTCCTTTAAATTTGTCTTAGTTTAGTTCTTCAGCCCAAACATCAGCTCTCCAAGTGATCTCTAATGTTTGTGGATCCGCAGTTTCATAGTTTAATTCACCTGTGAAACCAACTCCAGAAGTAATGAAACAGTCATCAAGTGTTACCTTTCTGTAAATGTCTCCTTCTCTGTTGAATTGTACTATTACGATTGTTCCAACGTAATTCTTTTTCAGACCCAATTCACCAGTTTCTGGATTATATTGAGATCTGTACCATTGTCTTATAGTCTTATATAAGTACGCTTGGTTAGAATCGTTTAGGTTTAATGTAAAGTTAACCGTTACGTCGATCGCAGTACCATCAGGCATACCAGCAAATGATCTGGTAGCAAACTTGTACTTTTGTTCAACCGCAGCTACTTCTCTGTGTAGAGTATCAAGTCCTGAGATAGAGTTAATGTGCTGTAATAACATACCTTGTCCTGTTACACCGTCTGGCGGTAGGATTGTTACTTCGAACAGGTTAGCCTGTACAGCTTCAAAATTTCTACCTTTCTTTTGAGTTTGATCCTCTGAATAATGTGGTAAAGCCATAATTTTTATCTTTGTTTATTTTATATATCTATGTTTCTTATGCAAAGTTACCGGTTGCGATCTCTCCTGTATTCAAGATTGTTACTCTCGATACTAAGATTTCTAGACCTTTAACTGGTTCAACGAAAGTATCTAATATACCCATGTTGTTGTCTATAACATCGTTAGTGTTGTTAGTTCCGTCCATGATGTTTCTATAATCGTAAACACCTTGATCTTTCTTAACTGACTCCATAAAGTTATCTGCTAAAGTTTTAATTTCTAATCTAGTTTGAGCAGTATTAAACTCGAACAAGTAGTTCTTCAATATCTCAGCTAAACCATCTTCGATGTAGATCATTGCTTCTCTTACGTGTGCAGAAGATAATGCTGATTGAATTCCTTGCTGTGCAGTTTTGTTACCTTTAATTGTAAGACCAACGCCTCTTTCGAATACGATTGGGTTATAACCAAATGGCTCAAGTACGTCTCTGTCATTCTTATCGAATGCAAATTCTAGACCTTGTACACCTGTACCACCTACAACACCTCTTCTAGGTCCTGCTATGATTGACCATGGTAATGCGCTTGTATACTTATCAATGTAGTTGTTAGATACGTAAGCAGCTGGTGGAATCACCAATACTTTACCGTTCTCCATTACATTTAAACCAGGACCATAATAGAATCCGTAGTTTGCTCCATTATTAATAGATGGAAGTGTATACAATAACTCTGGACTTAAATCTAAGTTACCACCAGTTGCTACCGTGTTAACATCAAATGCTCCAGACTGAGTGTTTAAGAATGAAGGGTTTGTTGATTTCTTCAATTCTTTAACCATCGGTGCATTTAATATAGCTGATGCGTTTTGTCTTTCTTTACAAAGAAGAGTTAATTCTTTTTTGTTTAAGATAGTACCATCTTCTAATGATCCGAATGTATCAACTACATATCTGAATGTGATGTTATCTTTATCAACTAAAGCATTACCTAAACCAGTACCTGGCTTAATCGCTGCCATTAATTCTGCAATCTTCTTAGGTGTATGCGTTGCTCCATCTAATGGGAACATAGTGTAGTGTGCAGTAGACTCTTCATATCTTTTAAGTACGTGTCCTGGTCTTACGTTACCAACATCTCTGTGTACTGTTAATTTATATTTAGTAACAGCTCCATCAACTTCTTTAACCTTTCTTAAGATTTTAGCTAATGCACCTGTACTAGTTGGCATATACATTCCAACTTTAACGTCTGACCAATCAAAACCTTCAGCACCTGTTTTAGAATAAACAATGTTACCTGCTAACTGATCATCAAATGTCCAACCTGAAGTTACATCTGGTAAAAGAACTGCTCTATCGTTAGGATTAATTACAGATACAGTAATACTATCTGTTACTTTTCTAGCAAAAGGTTGTAAAGATGTTATTAATAAACCATCATAGTCTGAAGAGAATGCCTCTCCACCTGCTGGTGTTATTTTAATTTGATCTCCGTTTGTACCGTAAGATACATCTACACCTGCTATTGAAACGTATTCTCCATTAGAAGCACTTTCTAAGAAAGCACCTTGTAATGTAGCACCTTGTGTCCATACGTTGCTGTCAATGATTATTGCTCCTTCTTCTACTGTCATGTTAGCCGCTACTGCCCATGTTGCTGGTGCAACGTTTAACGGATCGCCGTCATATGCTTCATGTGATTCTTTATCGAAACTACCAGCGTCTTCTGTTAATATTGTACAGTTACCTACACCGTCATTTTCAACACCTGATATTCTTAGCCATTCACCGCCTACTGATGAGTTTAAGAATTTACCATCTACGATGCCAAGTGTTGCTAAATCTGCTGCTAATTTACCAGTAACTTTTAAGTTTCCGTCTGCGTTAACTTCAATTACTGCGTCAATTGCAGCTGGAGTACCTGTTACTGTTTGATCAACTCTGTGAGAAAGTACTTGATAATCTTGGTAGATATTAAAGTTCTTACCTACTAGGTCGATTCTTTCTAATGCTTCTTCATTAATTGCACAGAATAAACCAGTTCTTCTTGCTTCTAAGTTAATTAGAGTCTCAATGTATAATTGACGACCTTCGTTATCCATGAAGTCAGGAATAATTGATCCAGTGTATTGTGCTAATAAAGATACTTCTCTTAAAGCAGCAAACTTTGCAAGCTCACTTCTTTTAAGACCAGCCGTGTCAAACATCTCACCATAAGTTGGGTCATTGTTTAATGTAGCTGCATCGAATTTACCTTTGAAGATCATTACGTCTACCATGTAATCTGATACGTATTCTAATTCTTCGATTCCTTCTGGAATGTTACCTTCTCCGTACCATTCTCTAGCAGTTAAATTAAAACCGTCAGTGTTAGCCGCTTGTCTAACAATAATAGTAATAGGATCTTGCTTGATGTTTACAAACGTCAATGCGTTGTCAGAAGTATCTGCTTCGTTATTTGCAGCTGCTAACAACTTGTAGTCAGCTGGCGTCCAGAATTTATCTGTGTCGAAAACTGTACTATATTGTACTGATAAGTTTTTGTGTGCTCCGCCTTCTTGACCTGAATTAGTTGAAGGAGATACAATTGATACACGATCAGCTGCGTCTGCTTCAGTTAAATTCAATGCTAAGATTGGGCCTCTTGATAGAGCTTCGATTGCAGACCTGTGGAAAAACATTCCTTTCTTTTCTAAAGATTTGTCTACACCGCCAAAAACTGCTGCGAACTGTTCAACATCTTCAATGAATACTGGAGAGTTGTAAGGACCTTTTTTAGATCTACCTACAACTAATCTAATAGTTTCAGCTGGGATGTTAACAGTTTGTGATTTGTCAAACTCTAAGCGATATACGCCTGAGCTTTTGAACTGTAATAGTTGAGGACTTAATGCCATAATTTTTCTAGTTTATTTTTTTGTTCTTTTATTATATATCCGATTCTATTCTGTAAATTTATTTAAGGAGATCATAAATGTCAAACTGTAAATCTCCTTGCTCGGTATTATCTTTAAATAAGATCTTTTCCATAGTATCGTGGACTTCAGGGTCAATGACATCTAAGAGTTCTTCAACGTAATCCGCGTAGTCTGTTGTGTTAAAGAATTCTGTTGCATTAATGGCTGTCATTATTGTATCATCGTTCCCCATTTGAGCTCCGTAACTTCCGTTCCTAAGAGTACCAAACAAACTGGCTTCAACTATTGTAGATTCATCCGTCAAATCTAATCTATTTATCTTGTATAATTTTGCAAAATTCTGGCAGAATATTGCTTTATTATCTGTTTTTAATTTAATTCCTGGTTTTAATGTTTTACTATCATGTCTATGTTTAAACCTAACAATCATTTCCTCATCAAAATCATTTCTTTGTGGAAATACAGTTCCTAGGTATTGAAATAAGACTGTACCGTATGTATTGTATTCTACAACCATTTTTACGTTCTCTGAATTAAAGATGTCACATGATAATGTATAAAGTATTTTAGCAAAATCCTCAATGACATGTTCATTAGACCTGAATACAGCTACTTGATTAAATTTGAAAAAATCATACATTGCACCAGGATTTGTAACGTTTTTAATTTCTTCATCATTCATGGCCTCAATTTTAAATATATTGATTACTGAATAATCACCACCGTTTCCTTCTGCAATATCTACTGAAAATAACCAGAAGTTTCCTGATTCGCTACATGTGTCTATATCAAAATCAGGATCCCACCATAAATCATCTTTAACATCTATACTAATATAATCAAATTCATCAAATTCTCGATGAACGTATTTCTTCATACGCTTACGCATCTTCTTCATATCTACAGGATCTAATAACAAATTAGAAGATGAAACAAATTCATTTCCATATTGTTTATTAAATGCTTCAATAGTACCTAAATTGGCAAGTTCTCTCTCATACCATGCGTCGTCTCTATCTGGGTGTTCCCACCAATCAACTCGCATTGAATTGTATTCGTTATCTCCTTTTTCTGCAGCCGCATAAATATTATAAAATTTATTAAATCCATTTGGCGTAGATGTAATTGTAATTCTTGAGACTTTAGATGATGACAATGTAGGATATACATTCTCATAGAAAGAATTTGCAATCGATGGGTGAATGTGTGCAAACTCATCTAGGTATAAATTATGAATTGTAAATCCAATACCTGATTTTGCAGTAGTTGATTGTCCAATAAGACGACATCCATTGTCACATCTTACATTCATTACATCATACTTGATAATACCTGGTTTCATAAAAAACGGCAGGTTTTCAACTACAATCTTTGCCTTATCAATAATTTCTTTTGTTGAATCTGACTTGTTAGCAAGTAATAGTGTATTCTTATCTGTATTAAAGGTAACGTACCACGCATTAAAAATAGAAGCCGTTACTGTTTTACCCATTTGTCTAGCGGCTAGGACGATGTTAAATCTTTCCGATTGGAAGTTCCTTAACATTTTCTTTTGATATTCCCTAAGTTTTACTTGTTGAATACCATCATCTGTCATTACAACTGCATATTTCTCTGCAAAATAAACAATGTCTCGGGCACATCTAGCTAATTCAGTAACTTCTTCGTCTGTATATTCAAATACAATATTACCTTTACGTAGAAATTGTTTACCCTCATAGAATGGCATAGCAACCTTAGGTCTATAACCCTGGTCTAATGCAAGCATAAGATCGTCAACTTGTTTGGTAGACCAAACAATTCTATCTGATGCAGCTTGTGCTGTGTCCTCTTTTGGGATCCATTTATTATCTCCTACGTAATCGCTCATTATTCTTCTTTAGAATCTTCTATATCGATGTCTTCTATATCTTCTTCGTTATTTGCACCGTTTATACCAGCTTGGATCGCTGCCATTAAATCTTTGGTACCTCTTTGTACATTTCTATCTGATGTGTCTCCACCTGATGATTCAATTTCTGCAACATCATCTCTTTTTCTGTATATCTCAATATCTCTTGCTATTCTCTTTGTAGATTCTTCAGCAGCCATCAAATACATAGTTTGTGATTTAATAATATCAAGCATTGATTTTTGTAGAGTTGCTAAAACTTCAAACATTCTTGGAGCTAATTCTCCACCTTCAATTGTTTCCAATAAAGTAGTTAATGCTCTTTCACCTGCCTGTAATTGATAAATCAATGAAGACATTGTCATTTCATCCATGGATTTTTTGGCCTTAATGTAATCGTCTTTCTCTATAATATCTGCGTCTAAATAAAACTTCATAAGACTTTCAATAGTCTTCTTAGCTTTTTTAGCAGATGAAGATTTTAATTCTGTATAATTTACAGGAGCTAAACTAGTTTCTCTCTGTATCATTGGTAAATCGGTTGGATCTGTTTCCACATCCATTGTATTTTCACCTATTAAAGCATCTAATTCCTTTCTGATTTCATCAGCTTGGTCTGAAATACTTTTCTTTTTCTCTTCGCTCATATTATTATATTATATACTATATATCTAGCAAATCACTGTGACAATTTAGTATGTCACTTACTTATCTAGCTTGATTGTAGCGTCTTAGTTGGATAGAAGGTATCGCGTTGTCGATGATGTGTGCATATTGATTATCTCTAACTACATATTGTTGTAAAAGATTAATATGTTGTTCATCTCCAATAACTTTATTGAATAATCTAATATTAGTTATTTCGTGGTTACCTGGCATTAGTGACCATTTGTCGCTGGTTGTCCAACCATATGGTGTGATGTTATTTACTTTCTCAGATAATATCGATGCTAATGTCTCTTGTACTGTTTGACCATTCTGCCAGTTACTCATTGGATCTAATCTATAAACATCTGTGCTTAATACGTTGTATGTATTACTTAAATTAATAACTACGCCATACCACGTTCCAGTCTCTAAATCAGACGCATAGTTGAATGTATGTGTATCGTCGTTTATGTTTAAAGTAATTGCAGTTTTAGTCGTTTCAACACTTAATCCTTTAGAGCCTGTTCTACCTTTGACTAAATTTAGTTTGGGTTTAGTTAAGCTAAACGCGTTAACTGTTGGTCTAAACCAAAGAGTCATTGCCATATTCTTATCAGCATGCATTTCAGATTTTCTCTGATATTGTAATGCTTCAACTCCTATATCTTTAATACTTGACATATCATAACAGTTTTTTGAAACCATAGTCCATTGATTTCTAATCTCAGTGTCCTTAATTGTTAAATCGTTATGAATCTTATATCTAGTGCCATCGTTAACTTCACTGAATACTGTTTGATATTGTTCAGGTTTGGTTACTTTAGCAACCTCTTCTTTTATTTCTTCTCCGAATACTTCTTCTAATCCTGTTACTAAATCATCAACTTGTTGTTCAATAGCAGTATCGGTGTGTATGTTGCTTGTTCTTTCTTCGTATTTAGTTAACATCAATCTCCAATATGTCATATCCATATTGAATTCATCTGCAAATGAAACTGATCGTACTTCGTACATTCTATTCATTAGAGGGAAATATAAGTAATCTCTAGATCTTGGGCTTGGTCCTAGACCAAACGCTGTTTTAAATTGACCTTGCGTAAGATGTACTTCAAAATCTTCAAAACCCATTCCAAAAATATCGTATTGGAATTCTTGTGTAGGCATTGCATTATCAGGTACCATAATTTTAAGATCAGAGCTTGCTGTTACGTTATATAATGAATATTCCATTAATACAACATCACTTGATCTTTTATCAGGTTCTACTCTAAAATATTTTACAGGATGTCCCCACATTTCTGAAGACAATTCACTTAAATCTCTATAAGTATCTACAGGTCTCTGTAAGTTATATGGATCATATAATCCAGCTTCACAATCTATGACTATGTTTGCACATCCACTCATAGACCATGGATCGTTACAATCTCCACAGAATTGTGGACAACTTTCAATTACTCCATTTTCAGAAAGTAATTCAAAGGTAACACTTAACAATGTGATAGTGTTATAATCACCTAATCTGTTAACTTCTGCTTTAACATCTAACCATAGAGGTTTAGTAGCGTCAAAGGTTTGACCTAATAAATCATTAGGCCCAGTTGACATGTTAAGTGGTCTAGCTGGAGACATTTGGCCACCATCTGTACTAGATCCGTTTTGTGACCATCTATATGAATAATCAAAGTGATTATTAGCATCTGGTTTTTTATAAAATGTAATACCCGTCGATGTTATAGGTGCGCCTTCTATAATAGTAAATTGAGTTGGGCTAAGTAATGCGTCAACAGTTACTGTGTAATTAGAAATAAGAATCTTTTCTCCAATTACTAAATCTAAGTTTGTCCCAATACCGGTGATAGTAGTTTCGCCTAAAGTCATAGCAAGAACACCTACAGTAGATGGAGTTGAAACTCCTGCTGTTACGTTCCATCCTGTAACATTTGTAATACTCTCGTAAGGATCTACAAGTTTGGCGAACATAAAGTCGCCGATTTGATTTGCTGTAAAGTTAGTTACCATTGAACTATTAGAGTCTAAGACTTATTTTTATTTATATATCTGATTTTTTGTCAGCTATTAGAAGCATCTCTGGATCATCAGACTCATATACTTCTACTCTTTGTATAATTGCATTGATTATATTGAAAACTTCTGTTGTATTATTCTCTGATAAAAACAAATCTAGAGAGGATAAAAACTGCCTAACCCTCATTACCATAAAGTGTTCTTCTTGTCCAAGCAAGTTAGCTCTTCTTAAGATCATACCTGCAACATCAGCTTCATGTTCATTAAATATATCAAAAAGTCTAATACTACCTCTCAGTGTCTTAGTACTGTATTTGATAGTTTTAATTTGATCTACATTAATAATTCTACTATAACTCGCATTTTTGTTAAGAGTAAATTTGACCCATCTTAAATTAGACATAGTCTCAAAAATTTGATTTATAAAATATATTGAGGTAGCTTCTTTGTGTATCGCAACATCACTTATAGCCTTAAATCTAGAAATTTCAGATTTAAACCCTGCGTATATAATCTTTTTAAGATCATTTACATCAATAAGCACTGAATCATCTCCTAGTTTTTTTGTGGTAGAAAATCTTGTGACTATTCCCCACAATCTTAAATCGATAGAGTTATACTTGTGTAAAGTAATATCTATAACTTCTGAGAATGTATCTCTATTTCCTGTAGACATCGACCTGTGTTTCTATTTTTTTCAAATCAGAATAAAGAGCTTCTTTTGCAAATAGTTTAAGATCATTAAAATCTCGCATGCCTATTTCATTTTTAGTAAGATAGATCTGAACTGCCTGTTCTGTTGGAATATATTTATCCGCCTTATTTTTTGCAGCAGATTTCTTTGTTTTGGTGTAAAACCATCCAGGTACTGATTTGAATCGTTGTGCTACCATGGCCCATGATTCTACAACATTTGCACC